GCCTTGCATACCCTGCAATATATAATCCGCCCCTGTCTCTCTAACTCCTCCCTGAAAAATGCCTCTATCTCTGGCATCGGAATCTTTAGAAACCGGGCTATTCTTTTCCAGCATTTTGGATCGGGAATCCTTTTTGCCTTTAAATGCCACCGGGCCGTGCTGTCCGATACTCCGACACCCTCACACCAGTCCCGTATACTTATTCCTCTTTCCTTTGCTATATCTGTTAAAAAATAACTCATATCCTTGGTGGGCTATAGTTTTTTATGATTGGCTTTCCCCTCCATGGGGCCGTCATTTTTTCCCATACCGGTCTTGCAGGGAACATCTTGCATCCAAAAGTGGCAATCGCCAGGGCCATTACACAGTCATCATGGCTTCCGTACTGTGCGGCCATCTTGCCGTTTGGCATATTAACAAACGTCTGGAGCTCATCTAATATCTTGGGTGAGTGAATATTTAATTCACGTTCCCTGATCAACTCCTTCAGGTAATCTATAATCAACGGTTTGCTTTTTACCGTTGTATGAAAACCCAGCTTCCGTGCCGTTCGGGACGATCTCTCGTCCAGTATCTTCTCGCTGTAAACATTGGGATACAAATGAACGTCACTGAGAAACTTCAGAGTAACCAAACCATGGTTATTCCTCTCCACGAAAAGCTGGGCGTTATTGTACCACCGGCCAAGGCTCGTTAACTGCCATGCCAGCAAATCTGGATCAATCTTCGTTCTTAATAGTGCTACCTCCTCATACTGCTCTGCATCTAAAACAACCGCTACACTCCAGTCTGTGTCACGGCCAATCTCTAATCCCTCCGATACATCTACCCCTATACGGTACTCCCTGCCCTTTATCGGGCGGGTCCAAAGCTGAAGGTCCCCCTCATCCATTGCCTCAATGATGTACTTCTCCTTGGCATTGCTCTCCCTGAAACCCTGTACTGGAATGTAAAATCCCTCGGATGGGGACTCCCTCTGCTTCTTCTCTGAAGCCATGACTAACTCAGTCATTACCTCCTGGTCAAAGACACTCCTGCCTGTTGTGACAAATGCCTGCCGTGCTGTAGTAGGAAATTCCTGGTGAAACTTCCTTAAATCGTTCTGGCACTGCGTTTTGATGCACTGCCTACGCCAGTTGAGGTTCTCAAGGGTAACATCAAAACTGACAGTCTCGTCCACTCCGACATCGTATTCGCATCCAACGCCCAGTAGTTTTGATTCTTCTTCACCACCGTAGCGGGGATCCTTTCCCAAACTGTCCTCAAATTGCTCACGCTCTGCGTCATTGGCGAAATCCTTGGAATAATATTCATATATATACCATGGGAAGAAAACTGCCTCCCAGCCGGAATCTCCGTTGTAAGCATCCCAGAACATGTCATGGAATACACCGCCTACACCGGCTGCCGTGCTTTCAATTACCGCCTCGGTATCAAAACCCTGAACAACACAGTTGAGCAGGCCAAGGAGAAAATCTTCCCCGCCATGCCCCCACGAAGCAACCTCGCTGCAATGAAGGAAGTCTATCTTGCTTCCCCGTACTTCCCGACCCCCTACCGTTGAAAGAGAATAAGAGCTATTCAGGCCCCCACCATCTGCACCCCAGTGGAGTTCCCGCTTACCGCTATATTTCATCTGGGGTTTTACCTCCTTGGGGAGGTGCTGCTCCATTGTCCTCGTCATGGCAAACATGACGTCCGTGGCAGCTTTACTGTGGGTGGTGATCTGGACCACCTTGTTCTTGTTGAGGGCGGCGTGGCGGAAGAAACGCCCCTGTACATATGTGGACATCCCAAAGCGACGAGCCTTCAGGACAATCATCCTGACGTGCTCCATCTCCTTGAGTTGGCGCTCCATCATTGCATGTAAAACTTTTTGTACAGGGTTCAGGACAAATGGGGTAAGCTCCCCGGTTCCGAACATCTGAATCTTTAGGCAGTTCTCAAAGTAAAACTCCGGCTCCGCCTTTAGCCTTTGAATTAGGGCTATTATAGCCTCTTCACTTAACTGCTCTGCCAAATTTATTTACATTTACATACGATACAGGTGCATTTTTTACATTTACACTTAATATTATTGCACATATTTGTCCTGTCTATAAAAAATATGGTCCCCTAAAGAGACTGTGAGCTTCATCTTTTTGGCCCACCATGGGTTAACGTATTTTGCGTGATAATGGGTGGATTGGTGCGTAATATCAGGTACACCGCCTAAAATAACGTATTTGGCAATTAATATGCACTCCCTCCACACCCTCTTGCTGCGGATTACGTCCGGCTTCCCGTCACAAAACCATGAAAATTGACATAATCTGCTGTTTTTGGGGTTCTGGGGCCCCTGGTACACAACATCACATACCGAATTTGGAAATTTGGGACTCCTAACCCGATTCATTGTGACCTGGGCAACTGCTATTTTGCCCACCCTGGACTGGGTGGAGGCCTCGAAGTAAATATTCGATGCCATACAGTCCAGTTCCTTTTTATTTACTAGGATCTTTTTTACTTCTGCTACTTTGACTATAATTACTTTGGACATATCCCCTGCTGTAGAAGGAGACATAACCAGTGAGAACGATAAACACAGAGCTATTGCCCCTAAAAATACTCGCATATAACCTTTTTGTTGAGTTAACACCTCAGAAGTGAACGAAGGGCTATTTTCTATAAAAAGGAGGGAAAAGTCAAAACGAGGCGTCCCCGTTTGGGAGGTGCTTATCCAAACGGGAACTGAAGGCCGGGTGGAGACGGATCCCAGCCTTTTACATGTTTCTGTATGGAGGTGTCTCTTCTACGCATTGTCTGTAAGGAAGATTGTTTAATCTGTTTTTAGGAAGGGTACCCCTCTTCGGGCCATCATCCTCCCAATATCCAAAACAATGCGGTGAATACATTCTATAATTACCGCAACTGGAGGTAACTTCCCATATCACTAACACTAAACACAACACTAATATTCTTTTTGGTAAACTCATTAGTATCTCATGGCCTTTGCCAAAACGTTTGTTTGAACAAAGATTTTAAAACAAACAAAGAATGGAGTGTGTGGTTATGCCTATAACTACTTTATGTATAATATGGGGGCCCGTCCGGGCGCCCCGCCCCCCAAAAAAATCTATCATATCTATCACGCCGGATTTTTTTTTCCGGTGGGATCATCAGGATTATCGGGTGGTGTTTGGCTTTCATGAGAAAGCAAAACATTTGCAGGCGTGATATCGATTGTCTTCTGCAACAAGTCTTCAAAGGCTACGTCCACCTTTACGTTGGTAGTCAGCCTGTTTTCCATTCCCAACCATTGCCCTAGTTTTGACAGGGCGGTGATCGCTGGCGTCCAAGCTTCTGCCTCGACTGATCGGCGATGCAGGTCAAGCATTGATTGCATTACAGTATCAGATGTTATACCCAGTCTGGCAATATGCGCTTCTTCCAACCGACTGCACATACCCACAACCAACGGCATTTTGAGCAGTCGAGTTGCAGTTGTTCCGCTGTTAGATTTTTTGTACCCGGCTTGTTCAGCGCAAGCTTGAGCCGATTGTGTCCCCTTTGCGTACAGAACACAGAAGTGCATCTGTTGGGGTTTCAGCTTATCAGCCATTTTCCTTCACGTTCGTTAGTTATTACAGTTACTTACAAGCCACCCCTGTAGTGCCAGTATTTGCAAGGGCTGGCAGGCCTCATTATGTGGGTAGAATTGCAAGCCATAATAAGGGGTAAGGGATTAGCCTCTTGATTATAACATGGTGTTATTAATCAGCAGTCAAATAATCCCCCACTCATATATACGGATAACATATGAGAATTATACACACTGAAAATGTCAGCGCTCCTGTTCGCAGTCTGCTGGCTCGCTCCGCTCGTAAGAGTCGTGGTGCATGGGAGGGAATCCAATTCGGAAGCCCTGAAGACTTCTGCAATCAAGCGCTTGAAAATGAGCGCTTTGAAAAGCAGAATTAATTTAACCCAGCATTGAAGATCGCTAAGTATTTTGAATGCTGGGTTCAACTTTAACTTTAACTATGGTGATAACATGGGAATATTTATTGATACAATCACAGTCTATTGCGAAGCAAAGTGCTGTGATAATAAAACTACTGTTAATATAACTGAAGGTAGTTTAGAGAATTATAATTCTAATCATTCTGATCCAATCGAAGAACTGAAGAACGAAATTGCGGATGCTATTTATCCGTGGGCTACCAGTGGAAAGCTTGAGGGATACGATGACAATGTTCTTTGCCCAAGTTGTACAGAGAATATTGACGAGCTAAAAGCTGACATAAATAAACTTCAATATAAACTTTCAAACTATGAGGGCATATGAGTCAGAAAGAATTTGATACTCTGATGAACAATTACAGAGATAAAAACGAGTCAATTATTTATCCATTGGCACAATCGCTATACCTAGTTGCAACATTTATTGGTGTAGCTTATTTAATAATAAAGGTAACATGAAAATTACAAGTAAGGAAAAGAAGTTTAAAAAATATGTTGAACATTTGCTGGTGGCTCGTAGCCATCATGGTGTTCTGAAAAGTGAAGCAGATTTTATTGCCGGAGCATCGGCGGTATTTGCTTTCATGAACAGGATGGATTTAGTTTCACCGATGTGGATTTTTTATCCTATGGGTGGAAGGGATATGGTTGAGGGATTAGTCGGAAAATCTGAAAAGGTAAACTGGCTGATTGAAAACCGGAATGATTGTCCTGAACATTGTAAATAAATTATAATATTAAGCGTTCTATGCAAATGGGTTCCCGATGGGAATTGTTCGAGTGCCTGCAATGGTGTTACATAGTTACGGCATGGGACGCTTTAAATTATCT